ATAAATTATGGCTATATCAAGAGGACAACTAGTTAAAGAACTAGAGCCAGGATTGAACGCCCTGTTCGGCCTGGAATACAAAAGATACGAAAACCAACACGCTGAGATCTACGCGACAGAAACTTCAGACAGAGCTTTCGAAGAGGAAGTTATGTTATCTGGATTCGCTAACGCTCAAGTAAAACCAGAAGGTTCAGGAGTAGTTTTTGATAACGCTCAAGAAACTTTCACTGCAAGATACACTATGGAAACTGTGGCTCTTGCTTTCGCGATTACTGAGGAAGCGGTAGAAGATAACCTGTATGACAGACTGTCAAGCAGATACACAAAAGCATTAGCTAGAAGTATGGCTAACACTAAGCAAGTGAAATCAGTGGCTCCGTTGATAAACGGTTTCACAACTTTCAATTCAGGTGATAACACTACGCTGTTTAACACAGCTCACCCGACAATTGCTGGTACAGTGTCAAACACTTTAGCTACTGCAGCGGACTTAAACGAGACTTCATTAGAGCAGTCATTAATTGACATTGCAGCGTTTACTGATGAAAGAGGTTTAAAAATTGCAGCCAAAGGAGTAAAAATGATTGTTCCTTCTGCGCTACAATTCCAAGCTGAAAGATTGATGAAATCTGAAGGCAGAGTCCAAACAGCTGATAATGATATCAACGCTATCAGATCAATGGGAATGGTTCCTCAAGGTTACAGAGTGAACAACTTCTTAACTGATCCAAATGCGTTTTACATCATTACGGATGTTCCAAATGGAATGAAACATTTCATTAGAACTCCAATCAAAACAGCGATGGAAGGTGACTTCGATACTGGTAACCTTAGATTCAAAGCTAGAGAAAGATACCAATTTGGTGTATCTGACTATAGAGGAATCTTTGCATCACCAGGTGCGTAGTAACTAATTTTTGAGGCCGGACATAGTTCGGCCTCAATTAAAAAATAGAAAGAAAAAATGCACCCAAAACAATTCAGAGTACAGATTTATGCATATCAGTATTATGCTGATTTTGTTATAACGTCTTTGGATGGCCCAATAGATATTGAAAATGCCATAGTTGACAAACTAGGAAAAAAAGATATAAAATGGGACTATCTTGGAGAAATGATGAACCCCAAGATAAAACGAATAACCTATGAGGAGGTTATTAATGGAGGAGATGATGTTACATCTACAAGACCTTTACAAGAAGAAAAGAGGTCTGGATCTTCAGTGGGAGCAGGAACATCTCAAGGAGGGTAGATATACCCTTAATATGGTTAAGATTGACCGACAAGTCAAAGAAGTTCTTACCCATATAAAAACTGCAGAGGCTAAAAAAGAGCATATGCAGAATAAAATTGAGGAAGCAGCTCCACAAGTTTCTGTAGCAACTTAAACAAAAAGCTACATCGTTGGAAAAACCAATCCGCATTGCAGGCCCTCTTGCGCTCTACTTAAAACTACTATATAAACTAATTACTATACAATTATTTATCGATATATAGACGCGTATAGTCGACGGCCTAGAGACTATATATCATTAACTAGGAAAAGGAGAAAATTATGGCAGGAACACACTTTAGAAATCCGGTAATGTTTGCTGGATTAGCTAAAAATACTAAATGGTTTAAGGATTTACCAGTAGACAACAATCCTAACTTTACATGTTATAAAGATGATTTTATTTATAACACGTTGCCTGGATCAGAATGGTCAACATCTATTGCAGATGGTGGAGCCGCAGCAGGAATATCTAATGAGGTAAACGGAGCAGTAACTTTAACGTCTGCAAACACAACAGACAATAATGGTTTAGCTCTTGTTAAAACTCAAAATACTTTCCAAGCTGTAGCTGAGACTAGAGACAGCACAGGAGCAATCACTAACCCGGGTACAGTTATTTGGTACGAAGCGAGAATTAAAAATAATGACGCTAATGCTACTGACTACGGCACTGGATTAGTTGAAACTTTTACTGGAACTTCTGGATGGAGATCTGCAAACAGAATCTCTATTGAGTCTAACAACGGTGAACAGTTTTACAGATTTGTAACAAAAAATGCTTCTGGAACAAATCAAGTTCAATACACTGCATACACTATTACAGACGATGCGTATGACACTGTAGGATTTAGATGTGATAGAGCAGGTAAAGTTGAGTTTTTTGTAAACAGAGTTTTAGCAGCTACTGTTACGTCAAACATCAACACTGATGATATGCAAATGTTTGCAGCTTCTGTAAGTGCATCTGCATCAGGACAAAGAGTAACTTCATTAGACTATATCACTTGTACAGCTAACAGAAATGCAGCTGAACTTATTGGTAATATCTAATAAATAATTATTGAGGGCCTTCGGGCCCTCATCAATTTTAACGGAGAAGAATATGATTACAAACGGCAATAGTGGAGACATATTTAATGCAAATGTAACCACAGAAAATAAAATTGTAAAATCAGGAAGAACAAGAGCTATGGGTGTCGTATTAAATACTACCGCCGCTTCAGGTGACTTTCATTTAAAAGATGGAGGAGCTTCTGGCACGGTAAAATTTAAATATAAAACTAGTGGAGTTACATCTGGCGGAAGCCCTATCGTAATAAATTTCCCTGGTCCTATTTTATTTGAAACAGATTTATGCGTAGCTTTTACAACTGAACATGTAACAGTTTGTTCTGTGTTTTATAACTAGGAGTTTAAATGGCCAACACTACTTCTGGCACTACGACGTTTGATAAAACGTTTTCGATTGATGAGATAATTGAAGAGTCTTATAACCGACTCGGTCAATTTGACATGAGCGGTTATAATTTAAAAACCGCTAGACGTTCTTTAAATATTTTATTTCAAGAGTGGGGCAATAGAGGTCTTCATTTTTGGGAAGTAGCTAAAACTAATATAACTTTAGTTGACGGTCAAAACGAATATAGAATTTTTAGATCCACAGCCGATGGTAATTCAAACGGAGTTACAACAACGCTTACGGCTGCAATAGCTTCTACCAGCGCCACTACTGGAATTACTATTGCTTCTAAAAATCGTATGCCTGATGTTGGAACCATAAATGTTGGATCAGAAAATATATCTTATACTGGATTTAATTCTTTAGAGCTCACTGGAGTAACAAGAGGAGTGAACGGAACTACGGCTGCTACTCATTCAGATGGAGCTGCTGTTACAAATTTTGTAAATCAAGCTACAGAAATTTTAGAAATGTCTTACAGAAATTCTTCTAATGTAGATTCTCCTTTAGAAAAAATTAATAGATCTCAGTTTCAAGCTTTATCTAATAAATCTTCTACAGGTCAGCCTTCACAATATTTTGTTCAAAGATTTGTAGACCATATTTTAATTACTTTATATTTAACACCAGGTTCTACAGAAAATGGAAATGCTATAAATTTTTATTATGAAAAAAGAATACAAGATGCGGGTGCTTATACGAACGCTACTGACGTTCCGTACAGATTTGTACCTTGCATGGTTGCAGGATTAACATATTATCTATCTATGAAATATGCAGCACCACGAATACAAGAATTAAAATTAATTTATGAGGATGAATTAGCACGAGCTTTAGAAGAAGATGGTTCTTCATCAAGTGTATATATTGCTCCTCGAACTTACTATCCGAGTATATAATTATGGGAAATTTATCAAAAGGAAAATACGCATTATTTATTTCAGACCGATCAGGTTTAGCTTTTCCATATCGTGAGATGGTTAGAGAGTGGAATGGTGCAAGAGTTCATACTTCAGAATATGAACCTAAACAACCACAATTAGAACCAACACCTTATTCAGCAGATCCACAAGGACTTCCTCATCCAAGACCTCAACAATTTAATCTATTGACTGGTGGAGGTGGGGGAATTATTGCTAATTTAACTTTGCCTGGAGATTTTGGATTTCAAACCATTACTGATAATAGCATGACGCCTGCAAATCCAAATACAGTCAATAATGCGAGACAAGCTTTAATGAGCGTAGGGAGTGTAACAATTAATATATCATGACATACGACGAACTAAAAACAAAAATTAAAAACTATACAGAGGTTGACTCTAATGTTTTTACAGACACTATTTTAAATGGTTTTATTGAAGACGCAGAATTTAGAATTTTAAGAGAAGTAGATTCTGATAATAATAGAAGATATGTTTCAGCTAATCTAGTAGCGGGCACCAGATTTATAGATACTCCTACAGATTTATTGGTGATTAGATCCGCTCAAATTGTAGATACTGCTTTACCATCTACTGATCAAAATAGAGATTTTTTACAGTTTCGAGACACTAGTTTTATGTCCGAATTTAACCCAACAGCAGCTCAAGGGGTGCCTAAATATTACAGTAACTGGGACGAGACTCGAATAGTGGTGGCTCCGACTCCAGATCAAACTTATACCATTCAGTTAAATTATATCTTGAAACCAGCTGGATTATCGAGTACAGTTACCACTACATACCTAAGCACAGAATTTCCCAACGGCTTATTGTATGCATGCCTAGTAGAGGCTTACGGATTTTTAAAAGGACCCGTTGACATGCTCCAACTTTATGATAAAAAATACGTTGAAGCTGTCAAAGGATTCTCAATCGAACAAATGGGAAGACGAAGACGAGATGAATACCAAGCAGGTGTTCCTCGAATAGGAAAACAGTAAGGAGAAAACTATGGCTATAACACAAGCGATTGCAAACAACTTTAAAAAATTATTATTAGAAGGTGATTCAAATTTTTCACAGTCTAGTGGTGATAAATATAAGTTAGCTCTTTATACTTCTTCTGCTACTCTAAACTCAGCAACAACTTCTCTATTAACTAGCGCACCAACTAACGAAGTTACATCATCTAACTATTCAGCTGGTGGCGGTGCACTTGTTAACAACCCAACTTCTTTAACAGCTGGTGTTGCAAGAGCGGATTTTGCTGATCTGTCATTTCAAAACGTTACTCTGACAGCAAGAGGGGCTTTAATTTACAACACATCATCTGCTACTACTAACTCTGCAGTTTGTGTTTTAGATTTTGGAGGAGATAAAACAGCAACTTCAGGTACGTTTACAGTTCAGTTTCCAGCGCCAACATCAACAGCAGCGATTTTAAGAATCTCTGGTTAATTAGGAGGTAAACTCCTATGGCAACAGGGACTTGGAATACTGGCTCTTGGGGTCAAAACCAATGGGGGGATAACGCTAATCCTACGGTTATTCCTACAGGGTTTGGTATGTCCGCAGCACTCGGAGACGAGTCAAGCTCAACTGAAGTTAATGTAGGTTGGGGTCGTGTTGAATGGGGAAAACAAGCTTGGGGTATCGCAGGTACTCTTATAGCACCAGGTGACGCTGTCACTGCAAATTTAGGCACCCTTGGAATGCAAGGGGACGTAACAATAATTCCAACAGGTAATTCCTTAACATCAAATTTAGCATCTGTAACTGCAACTGGATTAGCAGAAGTTAGTGCAACAGGTTTTCCACTTACAAATAGTTTAGGAACAGTAGACGCTGGTCCTGATGCTATGGCCGTTGGTATTGGAGCCACTATGAATCTTGGTACTGTTGAAGCCTTTAATAATGAAGGTTGGGGCAGACTTGGATGGGGAATAAATGACTGGGGCGATGCAGGTAGTTCCGCACAAGTAGACGTTACTGGAATCGCTATGACCGCAGCTCTAGGAAGTCCCACAGAAGTTAGTGGTGATGCAACCATTGTTGCTAATACTTTAAACGTAGCACAATTAACTTTAGGCACTGTCGATCCTGCACCTGATGCAGCAATTACAGGCAATTTTATGATAGGTGCTTTAGGCACTGCGACGGCTTCAATAGATGTTTTACCAGTTCCAACAGGTTTACCACTATCCACTGGGCTTGGGAGCGTTACCGCTGTTCCAAGTCAAGAAGTTCCAGTAACTGGAATAGGCATGCTTTCTAGAGTTGCTTCAGCAACCGCATTTACAGACGTTACTGCAACATTTACTGGATTTGGCTTGACTATGAATTTAAACAGTGCTAATGCTTTAATTTGGAATGAGGTTCCTACAGGAAATGCACCAATAGACCCGCCTGGATGGTTGGAAGTCGTTGCATAAAGGGTTTGACACAAACTCTTTATTTTAATAAAATAAACGGTATAAGGATTTTAATATGGCGAATTCAACATCAGCAAATTTAAAACTTACAGTACAAGCAACTGGAGAAAATTCAGGGACTTGGGGACAAATTACAAACACAAACTTATTAATTTTAGAACAAGCAATTGGTGGTTTTACAACTTTTAACGTAACTAATGCTAATAGATCTTTAACTTTTACCAATGGTGCCGTATCTAACGGTAAAAACGACGTTATTAAATTAACAGGTACACTAGCAGCTAACAGAACTGTTAGTATTCCAGATTCAATTGAAAAAGTTTATAACGTACAAAA